ATTTAATTACAAACACTTTGTAAAACCATACAGACATGACGAGATAACAAAATTTAGAAAAGATAATAAAGACTATGGTTTCAAATGCACAGAGGAGCCTATGTGCAATCACTGTGACAAACAATTATGTAAGACTAGAAAATTTGGTATAGGAACACAGTCTATGTTCCCACCACTAAATGATTTACAAGTAGTAAAAACAGAACCACCAATATACAGACTCAATGTAGATGGAGAAAGAATAGAATTAAAAGCAGAGGATCTACAAGAGCAAAGACTTTTTATACGAGCATGTATGAATCAGATCTATACAAAGCCACCAAAGATAAAACCAAAAGACTTTGATGAGATGGTAAATCTTTTGATGATGAACAAAGAAGAAGTAGAAGCTCCTGCTGGATCTAGTATGATCGAACAACTTAAACAACATGTAGAGAACTATTGTTTGGGTAGAGCAACATCAGGTGCAACAAGAGAAGATTTAGAAGCAGGTAACGTTTGGAACAATAAAGGACATCATCACTTTGTGTTTAGTAATTTCTTTTATCAGTTTTTAGCAAGACACAAATGGGCAGAGAAACCACAGTTTACTTTGTATGTATTGAGAGAACATTGTGGTTATGATACAGATTTCAGAGTGTCATTACCAAAGAAAAAAATAAGTGTAATTAGATTACCAGAGTTTGAGAAAGAAGGATTTAAACCAAAAGACAGAGTCTTTAAACAGGAGGATGCATTTTGAAAACGATTGTATTGGGTCCACCTGGCACAGGTAAGACCACAACATTACTTAATGAAGTCGACAAGTATTTAAAACAAACTGATCCTGATAAGATAGGTTATTTTTCTTTTACACAAAAAGCTGCATACGAAGCAAGAGACAGGGCTATGTCTAAGTTTAATCTTGGTGAAGGTGACCTACCGTATTTTAGAACACTACACTCACTAGCATTTAGAAGACTTGGTATACGTAAAGATGAAGTCATGCAACGTAGACACTATGAAGATCTGGGTAAGAAAGCAAATCTAATTGTAGATTATCATGAGTATGAGAATGAACACACGGGATTATTTACAACTAAAAGTGATATACTACGTATTATACAATTAGCAAAACTACGCGGCATCACACCCGAACAACAATTCAATAAACAAGAACATACACAGTTGGTGGATATCAAAACACTAAAACAGTTTGCACATGATTTAGAACAGTACAAGAAAGACTATAACTTAATTGATTTTACAGACATGATTACAGAGTTTGTTAAAGCAGATAGATCACCACGATTTGATGTAGTTTTTATAGATGAAGCACAAGATTTATCTAGATCACAATGGGCTATGGCAAAATCTATATGGGACAAGACACAGGACACTTACATAGCAGGTGATGATGACCAAGCAATATTTAGATGGGCTGGTGCAGATGTAGATAGTTTTATAGCACAGACGGGTAAGATAGTGCAGCTGACACAGTCATACCGAATACCGCAGGTTGTTCACGATGTTGCAACCAAGATAGTAAACAGAATACAACATAGATTACCAAAAGAGTGGAGACCAAAAACGCAAAGGGGTTTACTTTCATATTATGATGACTTTAAACAAATTAACATGAAACAAGGTAATTGGCTAGTGCTAGCTAGAACTAGATTTATGCTTAACGAATTAGAAGAACAACTATACTCACAAGGATTGTATTACGAGAACAAATACAAGACAAATAAAGAACAAGACTTGTACAAAGCTGTAACAGATTGGGAGAATGTGCGTAAAGGTGTGCATATAAATTACGATCAGGTAGAGCGAATAGCATCATACATGTCACAAAATCATTTTGAAAAGCAGGCTTTGAAATACATGAACAAAGATACAAACTATGACATGGCAGGACTAAGAGAAAGAGTGTGGTTAAAGACAGACAAAGTTTGGTATGAAGCATTTGATCAAGCACCTAGCAGAAGTATTAGATACATAAGAAGAATGAGAGAGAACGGTGAAAAATTAAATTCATCTCCACGTATTACATTGTCAACGATACACGGAGTGAAGGGTGGTGAGCAGGATAACGTAGTGCTCCTGACTGACCTATCTAGAAACACACAAATAAACTACGAAAAAAATCCTGATGATGAGAATAGATTGTTTTATGTTGGTTCAACAAGGGCCAAAGAACATCTACACGTTGTTAGACCAAAAGATAATTATAAAGGATATAAAATATGACAGATGTAAATATGTTTGATGAAGACAAACCACAGAACAAGCAGATAGGTGGATCCCATTACATGTACTTTGACATTCAGCCTTACGAGTTTATTTCAAAAAATAATCTCACCTTCTTTCAGGGCTGTGTTATAAAATACGTTTGCAGGTACATGCATAAAAACGGAGTTGAAGATCTCGACAAAATAATTCACTATTGCGAATTAGAGAAAAAGAAGTTACAAGATGCTACGCCCGAACAGTTAGAAAACTGGGTAGACGGATACAGAAAATGGAAGGAAGAGAGTGAAGATACTATTTAAACCTCAGACAGAGTGGCTACGACCACAAGAATTTCCTGATCTATCAAAGTATGATGAGATAGCAATCGACTTAGAAACAAAAGATCCAAACTTAAATAAAAGAATGGGGTCTGGTTCTGTTGTAGGTGAAGGAGATGTTGTAGGTATATCTTTAGCTACACATGATTGGTGTGCATACTATCCGATAGCACATGAAGGCGGTGGTAACATGGATCGTAAGATGGTTCTCAAATGGTTTCAAGATCAACTTAATACACCAGCTATAAAAATATTTCACAACGCAATGTATGATGTATGTTGGATAAGAGCATTAGGACTTAAGATAAGTGGTAAGATTGTAGACACAATGATAGCTGCATCTTTAGTTGATGAGAATAGATTTAGATATGATTTAAATGGCTGTGGTAGAGATTATGTTGGTAAAGGTAAAGACGAGACAGCATTATACGAAGCAGCAAAGTCTTGGGGTGTAGATCCTAAGGCAGAGATGTATAAACTACCAGCTATGTACGTTGGAGCTTACGCGGAGCGTGACGCCCAACTCACACTGGAGTTGTGGCAGGAATTAAAAAAAGAAATAATACACCAAGACATACAAGACATATTTGAAATGGAAACTAAACTGTTTCCTGTTCTTGTTGATATGAGATTTTTAGGTGTAAGAGTAGATGTAGATAGAGCATCTGTAGAAAAACAAAGAATGGTAGAAGAAGAGAAAAGATTATTAGGTGGTGTGTATGCTGAAACAGGACAAGAAGTACAGATCTGGGCAGCAAGATCTATTGCAAAGGTGTTTGATAAATTAGGTTTGCCTTACGATAGAACAGAGAAAACACAAGCACCTAGCTTTACTAAAAATTTTTTATCTAATCACCCACACAAGATTGTACAAGCTATTGCAAAAGCAAGAGAGATTAATAAAGCACATACAACGTTCTTAGATACAATATTAAAATACTCTGGCAAAGGCAGAATACATGCAGAGATAAACCAGTTACGTGGTGACAGCGGTGGTACAGTTACAGGTAGGTTCAGTATGAACAATCCAAACTTACAGCAGATACCTGCAAGGAACAAAGACCTTGGACCACGGATCAGAAGTTTATTTTTACCAGAAGAGAATTGTAAGTGGGGATGTTTTGACTACAGCCAACAAGAGCCAAGACTTGTAGTACATTACGCAGCATTGCAGGGTTTCTATTCTGTTGAGGATGTTGTGGATGCATACAAAGAAGGTGATGCAGACTTCCATAAGATCGTAGCAGATATGGCTGGCATACCTAGAACACAAGCTAAGACGATCAATTTGGGTCTTTTTTATGGTATGGGTAAAAACAAATTACAAGCAGAGCTGGGTGTAAGCAAGTTACAAGCTGACGAACTATTTAAACAATACCACACGAAAGTGCCTTTTGTTAAACAACTCATGGATGCAGTGATGAGTAGAGCACAGCGTAAAGGTAAGGTGCGTACGTTGCTGGGTCGACTATGCAGGTTTCATTTATGGGAGCCCAATCAGTTTGGTATCCACAAGCCATTGCCTCACGATGATGCGCTCGCGGAACACGGACCAGGGATTAGAAGAGCATATACATACAAGGCTTTGAATAGATTGATACAAGGATCTGCAGCCGACATGACAAAGAAAGCTATGATAGACTTGCATGCTGAAGGCATCATACCACATCTACAAGTGCACGATGAATTAGATATATCTATACAGAGCAAAGAAGAAGCTGATAAGATAAGAGAAATAATGGAGTCAACAGTATCACTTGAAGTACCTAATAAAGTAGATTATGAAGAGGGTGATAACTGGGGCAGTATTAAATGAGGATAAATTATGGCGTACTTAAATGCAAACATACCGGTAACCTATGCACAAATTAAGAGAGAATATTTATTTGATCTTAAAAAACATCATGGTGAAGTTGAAGACTGTGTTATTTTTGGTCTATCGAGTATTACTGGGCACAGTATCCTTTTTCATTGTATTATGGAAAATGGAGCTGTCTTCTATCGTCTACCGATATCTGCGTTCAT